ACTTCTATCTTTGAGCCTGTCTTTGGTAAGTTGTTTTACCTTTTTGTCGAGGTATATATGTTCTTCCTCGAGTTTCTTAAGTTTTTTGCTTCTTCTCTTTGCTATCTTCATGTGGTCCTCCTATTCAAATAAAGAACTGAAATTGTTTGTGCCTTTACCACCGCCTGTAGCTCTAGCCCATCTGTTACCTCTTATGTCTGCCAGATAACTTGATGCGTTTGATATTACGTCCATTGGCTTCTCACTAGTAAACACTTCTTCTACCAATGTGTTGAAGTATAGTATGTTTCTTGGAACGTAAATGCTTGGTTCATCGGTCTTGTCACTTGCTTTTGTTTTTCTCCAGTGTTTTACTTCTGGTCTGTATTTCCTCGATTCTATGTCGTTCAAATCGTTTGCTATCTGTATCGCTCTGATTTGGTTGTATACATTGTGAGCCATCATTAGTACATAACTGAAACTGTCCCAACTGGTTGCTCCAATCTTGCCATTTTTGTTCATGTCTTTCTCACCATACCAACAGACATCTTTCATCTTTAACCTACGTCCTATGCCACTGTCAAATGGAAACTGTATGTCTGATCCTTTCAGTGTCTTGTCATCGGGCGCCTTGTCCATTACGAACGACCATCTATCTGGGGTGAACGAGTTGTGCGTGTAGACCAATCCGTTAGCAGTTGATAAGAACGCTGATGCTGAATCGAAACTTATTGTGAAGTTAGGGTTTATGTGTTTTCTAACCTGTCTTTGTACCTGTGTAAGGTAACAACCCCAATCCATCTGTGATGTTCCTAGTACGTGCATCCAGTCTTTGCCGTCTAGTTTCTTCTCATCTCTCATTATGATGAGACGTTTGAGCATAACTTCCATATCACACATGTTGATACCGCCCATGGCCCAGCCTTCAAACTCGAAGTCTTTTACGTGGTCATACCATATCTGTGCAGTGTTCCAGTCATCGCCCTGTAACACGTTCAATAGTTTTGTTTGCCCTAATCTGTTTTTCTGGAAGAACTTGTTGTTGTATATTGTTCCATCCAGTGTGTCTTGGAAACTTGTTAATCCTGTTTTAGGCGAGTTAAGATCATCTGCCGCCCATGTAGGTACATCTAATGTCATTGCCCAGTCGCTTGTAAGTTCTAACCAATTGAGAATATCTGATCTCACTTTGTTTGCTTTGTTACCCTCGAAATCTTTCCAGTCAAATTTAATCACACCCTTACCTATCTGATATCCACCCGAGTCACCTACTATTGTGCTGAACTTCCTGTCTCTGTTGACGAACATGTGATCTCTGTCATTAACTTTTTCCATGTCCAAGCAGGCGTGTCCTGCCGAGTACAATGCTGTTGGATACGTGAACATACCTTTGTCTGGATTGATAAAGTTCAACCCTTCGACACCATTGTCAAAACCATTTGGAATTCTCTCTTCTGAGATGTGTTTGCCTTCTGAAACTCTCTGCTTACTGATAAATGTGTTGTAGAAGTTTGAAATAGCAGGCAGGAACACCGCAAAGTCTCTACTCAACTTCCCTAAATGCTCCTGCTTGGTATTTTCCGTCGTCATTATTGCGCCTGTGCCGGTATGATGTATTGATACTTGCCCAATCCTGAATCAACAGAGACCTGCATAGCACCCTCGTTAGAGAAGTGTAATGTGACCTTTGCCGAGTCTGATAGTTTAAGTATTTGTAGCACCTGTCCTACTGGCCAACTCCATCCTTTGTTAAGTGTTCCCTTAACGTCAGTTGCAAAAGTAAACTCACCACCATGCGATGCTTGATCACCAAAAGTGAAAATCAAGTTTCCATCCTCTGTTCTAACAACGAATGAGTTGTGTTCTGTGTTTGCTGTTGCTTGGAAGTTGAATCTTTGCACACTAGCCACACTGGGTTCAATCTCAACGTCCCACTTAACACCTTTGAACTTCACTGTCTTAAGTTTTTCGTTGATAATCTCAGCGTTCATGAATCTGTAGTCATTCTTGAAGTCACCCTTTTCGTTCTCAAAATGGATTCCTGTTGGAATAGTCGCACCGTTTCTCTCACCGGACAACACAGTAATGTTCGCCTTCTCCTTGTACTCCGGACACTTCAAATGTATGTCTAGTTTGCCCATTTGTGGCATACCGAACGTACCGTTCATCTCCGTTTGTGGCTTGTGGAAAGACCCTTGTAGGATCACAGATCTGTCTTCAGCCATAGAGTCGATTGCAGTTTCCTTATCGTCTCCAGTGATTTTAACAAGATCCAAGAATCCCAGTCCATGCGTATGTTTAACGATGTCTTTTAAGATGTCTATCATAATGCAGTTATTGTATAGGATATTTAGGTCTTAGTCTAGTGTTATTTCAGAAACTTTATACACAAATGGATTTTGTTTACCAGGCTTACGGAATATGGCATAACTGGCACCAGGTCTAAATTGATTCATTTCCACAATTTCATAGCCCTCATCCTTGATTATTTGGGTCATGGCAGTTTTAGTATTATAATTCCAATAACCCCTCTGTGCATTAAGCAGTTCGATGTCGTTGTGGCAGTCAGTGTACTGTAAGAAGCAGTAACCTCCAGGGACCAACACTCTTTCTATATCATGCAAGTACTGTTGAACGTGTTGTTGTGTGAAGAACACGAATGTGTCCCAACTGAAAACAAAATTGCAACTGTTTTGCGGTATGTTGGAGCAATCAGTGTCACTAGTCTTGTAAAATTTTAAGTATTTTCGGTGTAGAGGATTGAATTTTTCTAATATTGATGGCGTAATCCTGTGTGTAATGTCTAGGAAATAATTCATTCTCCAGGATCTAAAATCCATAGAGAACATTCCATTACCTGGGCCTATTTCTAGGCTGTTGTAAATTTGTGTTTTTGCGAACTGGAATATCTTGGTTTGTATTTGTCTTGCAAGTGCAGGACCAACGGTTGGATTTTGTTTTTTCTGTTCCAGATCTTTTGCATACCATTCAGGGGTCTTGTCCAGCCTGTTGATTACTTCACTGTTGTTGGCGTCGACTGCTAGTGCAACATCTTTCAGTATTTTGAGATTGGAATCGATCAACTCCTGCAGATCCTCTTTCTTTACCTGCTCTAGTTTCTCTATTAGCAGTTTAATTTCTTCTATACTTAACATCTGTGTATTTAGAATTCAAACAATTTGTTGAATGTGTTTGTGGTCTCTGTTGACTGCACGTCCCAGCCTAACACACCTATTAGGTTGTCTATCTTCTGATCCAATATTGTCGCTTCCATGGCATCACCGTCAAACGGCAATTCCTTGAACCACTCTGGTATACGCATTTCATCCACAGGATATGCTATACTTGTGTAACCTAATGGATTCTGTTTGAGTTTACACACTATAACCTTTGCACCATCTGTGATCGGCATACTGTATTTGTCACCATACATCTCTCTACACCTGTTCCAGTTCATGCTGGCTCTAACATGCCCTGGCATGTTGGTCTTTCCGGCTTTTTCTTCTGCCGCTGTGTACTTGGTCATGTTGTTTGCTCTTTTTGGAGAACCTTTTTCCCATCCTGGCCTTGCTTTGAACTCTGCCCTGAATTCGCTGATCTTTTCAAGCACTTCTTTTTCGTCCTTGCCCTGTAATACCATGTAAAGAAGATCACTTAAGAAGTCTTGCACGAACACGGGTGTGTCTGAACGTTTAAGATCTAAGCCCATCGCTTTCATTTTGCCATCTTTGCCATCAACATCTGAACGTTTGCCTTCTTTGTCGTAGTACAGCACAGCATATCTTTTCTTTGTGATGAACAGTCCTTTTGATGCCACAAGTTCTCTACCTGCGGCAATTACTTCACCTCTCGTGCTTGGTGTGTGAAACGCCTTTGTCATGAATGATTTGAATGATCCATTTACTTCATCTGCTATCTTGTCATATAATGATACCACCGAATCTTTTGTCCATGGTATCAGTCCTTCGTTGATCTCTTTTTGTAATGTTTTGTATGCTGAGAAGTAAACGGAGTCTGTGTCTCCATACACCACACTTTCGCCTTTGTGATCATACTTGCCTGCAACAATCTCGTTAACCTTACTTGCCATGTGTTTTGTGATACATCTGCCGGTAAGTGTTACACTTTGTCCAATTCTTATGTCAAAAAATCTACAGCCTGGATTTAGGATTGCACCATACAAACTGTTCAGATTAATTTTTTTAACAAGTTGCCTCTTGTCCCAGTACTCTCTTTCGATCTCGTTGTCTCCACACTCACGCATCTTCTTCTGCATTTCTTGTCTCTCCGCATACCAACGTTTCAACAACCCTGGAATGATTGCTTCATACTCGTAAGTGAACATAGTGCCATTTGCACTCAACATCCATTTGTTGTTGCCATCAAATATTATCTCGTAGAGTTGTGCCGCACTCATCCTCACACTGGTCTTGTCTTCCCAGTCAACAATTATCTCGGTGCCCTTCTCTTGATTCATTACCGCTTGATACTCCCAACTGCCGAACTGACTATCCCAAGCCGCCGCGAATGATTTTTTGGCATGTTTGGCTCTGTTTATCTCTGCCGAAGTTATCACTGGACGTATCTGTCCAACGATTGTCTCCGGTCCCATGTTCAGTGCTCTAATCACACTTGGGTACAGTGAGTTAATGTCAACAGATCCTATCCAGTCGTGTATTCCTTTTTGCGGAGTTGCCACGTGGGCTCCTGCCGCCGGTTGGTTCTCTTCACCATCCTTCTTGTACTTCCTGCCTGGCACCTGCATGCCACGCCTGTGTGTTTCGTTTACAATTGCCTGTTCTGTGACCGCCACAGCACCCATTGTGGTTTGTAGTAGCACAGTGTTTTGGTGTGCAATCTCATTGGCAAGTTCTATGAACTTCAATTTCTTCTCTAGTTTGGCCAACAGTGCAGTATCCTGTCTGTTGTATTCTATGAATAGTCCGAAATCATTCTTGTACAAGTTGTCCAGTGATCCTTCGTACACTGTCTTTCTCTCACCCAGTTCGTGTTCACCTATTGCATCTAGCCTGAAACTGTGCCTTTCCTCGTATGTGTATTTCCTGTATAGTTCTAACAAGTCCAAGTGTACTCTGCCAACTAGGTCAAAACTTAACTGTTCTCTTCCGTACTTCTCAAACACTCTCTTTCTGGGTTTTTCACCCCAGAAGCACAACCTTCTTGTGTCGTCACCACTCAATACTTTCTGTATCCTACCCACTGTGTATGGGATATCGTAACCCTCACTGTTCCAACCCGACAGTATGTCTGCGTCTTGCACTAGTTCAAGGAAAGCATCTAACATGTCCTTCTCCTTCTCGAATAGCATCGTGTTGTCAAATCTCTTTGTAAGTTCTTTTGCGTCCGCCATGCTTATGGTCTTTGGTGGTACGGCAAATGTAACCAGTTGGTCCGTCCAGCTCATGTAACAACTTATGGCAGTTATGGGCATGAACGGATCATCTGTTGTTGAATAACCCCGATCTGGATCGAAGTCAACTTCAATATCAAAAAACATCACATTGAGCTTTGGAGTTTCCTTGCCCAAGTAGTTCTCTTCCAAACATCTGAACACAGGATTTATGTCATTCTCGTACAGTTGTTTGTTGGATCTTATACGTTGCTCTTTAATGAATTCTTTGTTGGTGGCACACTGCACTCTCTGTAACGGAGCACCAGTCATTGATCTGTGTTTGCCCCTTGCGTCCTCGTAGTAGAACACATACCTTGCGTCATATTCCGTGAATATTCGCCCCTTCTTGGGATCACGTTCTACGACGTAAATCTTATCTTCGTCTTTTTTGAATAGTGCATCTATGTAACTCATTGTATGAATACTTTGTATAAACCTATTGTGTTCATGATTGTGAACCAGCCTGTAAGACTGGCTATCCAAACCAACCTTCTTCTATATCCAGCCCAACACATGGTGCTAGATCCTAGCCAGTACAGCGGAAACACTACACTCATTATAGGTGATGGTGATGTAAATGTCAACACCGCGGATCCGCAAACTGTCACAATGACAGAAAACAGTTCTAGGTAGAATGCTGTTGTATCTGTTTTGTAACTGTTTACCCAAAATTCTTTGAGTAAATTAACCACTAAAGTTTGCCGGCCGTGTTTAGAATGCTCTCCAGCGTGTCCATCTCGTCCGCGATGTTCTGGTAGTTGCCTTTGTGTGCAACGGATATCGCCTTGTTGATCAGTGCTGGTTTTAATTCTAGTTCCTCTGAAATTGCTTTTACTGTGTCTTTCAATCCACCCTTCAAGTCCTCGACCTCACCTAGTACCTGTGAGCCTTGGGATATGATCTGGATTAGTTTCTGCTTTTCTGCGTCATTGAAGTTTCTTACTGCCATTTGTTTCTCCTGTTGTTAATTTACATTATACTATAAACATCGATTTAAAGCAACTTATTTTTTTTACTTACAACACTTTGTTCAGATTGACCGCTCCATGTATATGTCAAATTAGATGCTTCCTTCATTCTATCCAGCAGTTCAAT